TATCATGGAACATTGTCCTACAGCTGTGATTTCAGGAGAATGGACTGACGTTCGTAGGGTGGTCTTGATGAACTATAAGACAAAGCTAGTGGATACAAAAAATCTATCTCGTGACGCGTTGTATGCGTCATTGCGTGGAAAGGGTGTTACAACAGTGTATGAGCCCGCAGTGTATCCAGCAGTGAAGATCTACTTCCCAGAAACCAAGTGGATTGCAAAGGTGTTTCGCACGGGTCAAATTATCTTAACCGGAATGACCACGCACGACGAATGTGCGTCATTAATGACAAAGTTAAAGCCATTGGTTGGAGTATAGATATGCCCCAAACAACTCGTGAATTGACCGAAGCCGAAGTATCCGCCGGTATGCGCGGAATTAATGATGAAGATCTTACCGCCACACAGCTCCAGGCGCATGTTCGTAATATGGATACATCTAAGGAGAAGTGGGCACACTTGAAGAATAATAAGGTCCAATATGAACTGAAGCTTCAGGAGGATAACAAGGTCCTCTATTTTAATTATCCCTCCCTTTTTCAGATGCATGCAGAGGATCGTCTTGATTCTACCTTTTTTGAGATGCTGGCACTGAAGCGTAAGATTGAGAAGGGAGAGATCACTCCTGAGCAAGCCACTCAGATTATCGGAACTAAGCTGTCTCAACGATTTGTTCCTGAGTTGGCGCAGGGGCAATCACAGGCATCGACGATGTCATATCAAGAGTACTACAGGCAGACTCGCTAGAGTTCCAGACCTCGTGTGCATCGGTGCTCTTGTAGACCAAAAAGAAGTACTTGTAGAGCTGATCCCATGTGCAGTCTGACATTGCATAGCACTTCATCCGACTCAACTTCAAACCATCCAGGATCCCACACAGATCCTCCTTTGACATACTATTCTCCAATACCAAGAAGTCATTCTGGGGGTTTTCATAAAGGATGCGAACATCCTCTATGCATTCCATCAGACACTTGTAGCCAAGAATACAATACTGCTTTTTGTAGTTCAAATTGATCAATGCATTGCAATACTTGTTTGTGAAGTTCTCACGCTTCCACATTGGCAGGGTCCACCATTTTTCAGTGGGCTCCTCAAATCCACCCTTTTCACGCATGACTTCATCAATCTTGAACTCCCTGTAAGCCTGCGGAACAATGTGATGAGGGGTTAGGCGGTTGATCTCTGAATTCCGGATCAGTGAAAAGTTATTCCATCCGTCGTTCATATACTGAATATACGCAAGCTTGTGAACGCGAGCCATCTTGGTCTTGACAGCTGTTCGAAGCAATAATTCAAGATCGTCGCAGATAGGAAGGAACTCTGAGTAGTTTCCCATTTCGTTTAGTGTTGAACGACGCCATATCCGCGGGTGATTTGGCACACCGACAATGTGTGAGAGAGTATAGTTATTGATATTAGGCGTTGAAATCACATTCACCCATGTTCCGTTATACTTTTGACAGTAATATCCGGCATATCCGAGACCAAAATGATCTCCATATGAGTGTGTATTGCCATTCTCATACAAGTGAGCGGTGTCCATATAGACAAATCCAACTTCCGAATCATTATCAAATACCTTTGCTGCATCAGAAAGGCAATCAACTAGAATCTCATCATCGTGATCGAGCTCAAGAACATATTTACCCCTACACATGGATGCAGCTTCATTCTTCACATTTCCAATGTTTCCACTGTTCTCTGCCCTCCGGTAAAGACGAATCCTAGGATCATTCTTTGCAAGCGTCCGGAGGAACTCGAAATGCTTATCATCGGGAGAGTCATCCACAACGACCCATTCCCAATCTCTGAGAGACTGTGCCTTTAGGCTGTTATACGGGCGATAAAACTTATCATAGGAGTTGTAGCAAGTGGTGAATACTGAAAAGATAGGACGTGTGATTTCATGAGGGAGCAAACAGTTGTGAATGTAGCAAAAGTTGACACCGCGATTAAATGCATCAATGTCCTTAATATTATCAGAAAAGTGAAGCCATCTCAGTCGCATGCGATTCACTAAAAGTCGCATTCGTCCATAGTACTCTGTCTCCGACTTTCCGTAGGTCACGATAAGATGATAGTTCACATCAAAAAGTTTGAGAACATCTTCTGGATTGGATGTTGGATTAATCGTACAATTAAGTTTCTCTTCGTTCGCTGCAAGGAACGTGTCAATTGAAGAGTACTCCTCGTCGCGAAACAAGAGGATGTTTGGATATTTCATTATTCTATTCTATTTCTTTACTGCGTAAGTTCTGTCCGCAGTTCCATGAGCATCTTTCCCAATACGTTCTTTCCCGGCCACTTTGATGGATCATTTGCTTTAGATGTGTCTGCAGAGGTTCCGATGCCCCAATACTTGTCACGAGCAGACGCCTCGCCGATCGGGCGCTTTCCAGTCTCCAAAAGCTTCGTCTTGAGATCTGGATGCTGGATGAACTTAGCCTTGACTGCCATGCGCATAATACCGTCCTTGGTCTTATCCCACTCCTCTTTGACAAAGTCCTTGACCTTCTTGCCAAGCGCCTTCACAGCCTTAGGAGAGGGCGTCTTTAGAATCTTATCGGCAATGGCTCCATCGCCAAACTGCTTAGCCTTTGCCCACTGAAAGTAGTGCTCGACAGTTGGGAAGGTAATGGAATCAATCTGAAAGGGAGCCTCATACATATTGGAAAGTGCACGCCATTCACCCTTGCCCTCATCAGCTCCGAAGAACAGAACAGGCTCGGCACCGGGCTCAGCCACCTTCTTGATGATCTTCTTTTTGGGAAGTGCCTTGGCTTCGGATGGCTTCTCCTGATCTGAGCGCTCATCCTTGACCTCAGGTTCGGGCGGGGCAACTGGGAGGGTTACCTCTTGCTTCTCAGTCTCCTTGGGCTTCTTCGGCTCCTTGGACTTCTCAAATACAAAGCTTCGATGAAGGAAGCTAAATGCCTGGTGCTCCTGAGTAAGAGTTACGCTGTTTTGATCAGAATAGTGATCAGCAAACATCGTGCTTCCAATCAGATCGTATCCAGCCTCCTTGAGAATAGATGTCATCTTCTCAAACGGCACCAGATACTCCTTTTGCGGTTGCTCAAAGCTCTCCAACTTGACCGAGATCGCCTGACCAAACTCCTCTGTCCATCCAGTTCCATCGTCGTATTCCTTAACAAACTCACCAAAGATCTGACGACCCGCACGGAACATATGACTCTTCTTGCCCAGCATCAGAGCGTAGACTGCAGCACCATCCAAGCAAGTGCCGAAGAACATACCCTTACCGTGGTTCTCCAGGTTAGACACGAACACTTTGAATGTCTCCTCGGACTCACATGCATAGTGAATCGCCATCTGGCAGGAGACAACGTCAAACTCCGTGTGTCCTGCGAACTTAGACAGATAGGGTGTAGGAGCCGGCTCGGTTCCTGTGACAATATTTGCATACTTATTGTCGCCCTCAAAGAGAGGCTTGGTCATGTCTCCATTAATGAACAGCACTGGAGGCAGATACTCATTCGGGTGGTTCATCTTCTCCTTCAAGTAGCGGACACATGCTCCCTGACGAGGTGACAACAGGCAGGCTGACGACGAATCAATACCCACAACCAGCGATGGCTTAGTCCTCTTCCACTTCAGCAGGTCGCCTGCGCGCCCCACTGCAAGCTCCAGCAAGGAGTCACCAGACTTGATCGCTGATCGATATAGGCTGTCCTTGATCCGATTGTGGAATCCATAGACATCCTTGAGAATTCGGTCGCGTGCATCCAAGTTATCACGATAATAGAGATCATCTTCAAAAGTTGAATCAGGAGGGTTTGCAACCAGATCGCGAATCATCTCCTCTGTGATCGGCACGTGGATATTCGTCCAGATCGAATCGGCTACTGAAATATCATTCCCAAACTGCGGCCGACCCAGAACACGACACTGATGCGTCTTATCGTAGCGGGTTCGCATAATGTTCCAGCGACCCTTGTCTGTGTCATACGAGCACTCAATGATCGTATTGTCCTCCACGCGATTTCCATCCTGATCAATCGGCACACCCTTCTCATTCAGCGGCAGGGCTACGATGTGAGCCTCAGGAGCCTTGGGAACCATGGGCTGAAATGGAGACGGGACACGATCTTGACCACGGTGCTCCGGAGGAATTTCAGGAGGCGTGTACTCACCTGTCATCGTCTCACAGGGATACACAATATCACCCGGTGTCCGTGAAACATACAAGGTTCCCTTAACGACCCGCTTCTCCAGAACAGTATCAAAGCTCTCACCAGGCTTAAATTTGACAAGGAAGTCAATACTGTTCTGGCTTGCAGGCTTCCACTTGTAGAGGTTCAGCCATGTGCGTCCCTTACGCTCCTTCTCTGGAGCTACCGGTGAAGACTTGGGTGTGAAGATAAGACCATCCGTTGGATACTCAAATGCTGTATCCAGGATCTTGCGGATTGCCTCTTGCATTGCAGGACCATCGCCTGCAAGGAACATCTTGGTAACCACGCGTAATGGCTTGTTAGAAGGGAGAGTTGTAAAGTCAGTTGAGATCTGAGCAACAAACTCCCGAGCGCATGCAAGACGTGAGGGTCCATCTGCAAGTAGCGGCAGACGGCGAACATCCTTATTGCGGAACCAGTAGACATCAAAGATGCAGAACATGTTTCGATCCGCAAGATACTCACCGTCAATAATATCACCAATGTGAATATCATTGGTCGCCGTCAGCCCAGTCCAGGTCACCACTGAGCTAGGTGTGATACGCAGAACCCGCTTGTCCCGCATGACGACCAAGAAACAGCGCTCACCATCCGCCTTGTTTGTCACCGTATAGCCGCTCAGAATGTTATTTGAGCGGTCGACTTGAAGATGGCGACGCTCTAAGGTCACTGGATTGATGAACGGTGTGCGTGTCATCTCAAACTCCATAGCGTAGCGCTTCGAGTCAGCATTGGACAGGAGGAACTGTGACCCCTGGAAAGCTGAGAGAACTGGAGCAATGTGCTTGATCATCGACTCGGTAATGACTTCTGCTGACTTGGTGCGATCCACAACCTCCAGCTCAAGCTCATAGCTGGGAGTCTGCTTAAGGATCTCTGCAAAGGTCTTGGTCTGCTTTGTCTTAGATTTGCTCTGTGAGAAGTCATATCGCACCACACCATCCAAGCTGGTCCAGGACTTGCGGTGGAGGATACGGACGTGAGAAGCAGCATCCATGGGAGCGCCTGAAAAGTCCTTACGAAGATGCTCCTCGTGGCGAAGTGTGAAGCGGACTGAAGCGTCAGGAAGGTCAATCATATCGGACTTTCCGGAGATTGCTGTGACGACCTCAAAGTACCGGCGCTTTCGCTCAACTTCCAGAGGAACGCCTCTGAAACTGCCGGTGGTACAGACTTTGTGAATATTCTCAGCTCCAACGACGACAACACGAAGTCCGTCAGAATATGAGAAGGTAGCGCGATGCTCCTCCACTGGAGCACCACGGGAATATAACTGAATTGTAGAGACGATGCGATCCGCAACGTCCTTAGTGTGAATCTGACTGGGAAGAATTTTGCACTCGAGTTCTGCGTGGGTGTCCTTCTTAACGAGCGAAGCAAACTCTTTGAGGTTGTTTCGTGCGGTAGAAGGGAGAAGGGACTCCATTTGCCTTATCTTTAGGTGTGAAGGATTTACATCCATTTTAACTCCTACGTTCATAGGTCTTTCGTTCGAGTGCATCAGCTTCCATCATCTTGTGTTGATCAAGGTAAAAAGCAATCATTTTTTCGATCTCGACTATACACTCATCTGGAAGAACATCTGTTGATACAAGAACCCCCGTTTGTGTCCGTGTGAATGATTCGGTATACTTTTTGATAATTCCAAAGACCTGGGCATGTTCATTTGCATCAAGGAGCTCCAGCCGTTCCTTCACTTTTTCCTTCCGGCTTCGGTTCATTTGTAGATGGAGCAACAGTACGAACCATCTTCTTCCTCCGCGCCTCGCCGGGTGCCTTTGTCTTATCGAGTGAGACGGTCACCGTGCGCTTCTCTGAATCACCCGTGCCAACCGGTGCCGCGATCACCTGTTGTGCCTCGGGCTCGGCTTCCTCTTTCTGCACGGCCGGGCGAATGACCTCTAACAGCTTTCCAAGGACGACGATGGTCTCATCGCCTTGCTGAAATCGGCTTCCAACGACCTCGAACTCAATCGTCTGTCCGACATCCACCTCATCAAAGTCAGAGTTTCCGATATGAAGGTCGCGAGGAAGTAGGACCTTGATTGGATCTGTCTCGGCATGCAGACCAATCTTACTCTTAAGAGTCACGGGCGCCCTGAACTTCTGTCCGGCGTGAGGAAGGCAGAGATCAGCTTGAAAGCGAACACTATAGTCTAGACCGCCTTTGAGGATATTTGTGCGACCAAAGGAATGCTCTGTAATTGTGATACTGCGAGGCTGAACATATCCCTCTGGAAGACAGATACCTTCATACTTGTGACGCAGTTGGGCTACAAGGCTTGCATGAATATTACGTTGGAGGAATCGGGCATCAATGTGGACGGAACGATTCAGTTCGCGACGTTCATAGAGTGCGTCCATTATGCCTTCTTGGTTCTAGAGTGGATACTTTTCGTTTTATAGCAACGAACTAACAATATGTGGAAAATAATGAAGGGGAGATGACATTTGAAGATGTCTATTTCTGCGTTCAATTCGTTGTTCAACTGTAAAAAAATGTTGATGTCCAATTCCTTTTTCATAATCTGAAATAGGAACTCTTGATTCGATCTGAAGACCTCGTTTGAGGATCTCATTATTCCATGGGTATTCTCCAAACCATAAAATTACAGCAGGGATCCATCCACTAACTACAAGTGTGCGCTCATGACGACCTAATGAATAATGTCCATGATCGCATGAATGAATCATTCGAAACTGCCGTTCCCCTGTTTCAATATATTCAATTCCATCAAACAGCTCTCGAAGAGTATTTGGACGTTGTACATCTTTTGTTGAAAGTGCAATATGTGAAGTCAATGGATAGTATCCATTCGGTTCTTCTGTAAGATATGTTCGAATAGGTTCAGGACTCACAAGAAACTCGGTCGTATTTAGACCAAGTTTATATCCATCAAATTCCATTTCAGCATACATAAACATTATGTCGTTCAATTCTGCATCAAACTTTTCATGTGGAACTTTTCTAATTTCCCATGTAGGACACATCTCTCGAACAATATCCATTGATCGATCCGTGCATCCCCAATCAAACACAATTCCATGATCAAAGATCTTTCGGTGATGTTCAAGCCAAAACGGCATTAGATACTCTTCATTGTAGACATTTGTAAGAACTGTAAGTTTTACCATTGTTTACTCTTTCATGAACTTCTTAAGTGTCTTTTTAACATCATCTGAGTCAAGAACCTTTATTTCTTCGGGTGTGTACCATGCACAGTTATGTTGTTCCCGTGCAAGAAGCTCTGCATATGCACAGAAGGGTGCTCCTTTTAATGCACCTGGAACACCTACCTTATTGACATCCAAGAACTTTGAGATCCCCTTCATGCGGTTCACTGGATTCTTACCTGTTCCGCAAACAACTGGTTTATTACTATTTCGAATTGGCGTTTCATCTTCATCTTCGACTGTAGGAGTTAATGTTAGGATTCCATTTGGAGAGACAGATGCAACGATTTTAGACTTATCAGCAATAAATCGGTCAATCAGAGCCTTCTTCCATTCCTTGTACTTTGTCAGATCCTCTCCAACAAGATCCAGTTCCTCTCCTGTGACCACAATGTCCGTATCGGGGATCCGCAGGCGATCAGCAAAAGGAAGTTCGGGATTTGTTGCCAAATACGCCTTCTTTTCAGCAGGTGTGAACTCGTGGTCAAAGATGAACCCATTCCTAACCTCCTCTGAAAAACGGGTTGCAGAATCACCCGGAAACTTATAGGCATTTCGTTTGACATCCAGAATATCCGCCTGGAGAGCAGGTGCCTCCTCGGATAGAGGCGGGGCATCTGGGAGTGGAATTTCGACTGGTTTACTTGGTTTAGTTGTCCTCTCAATCACCGTGCTGTTGGGGACATCAATCGGAGCCAATGCATACAGATCACCCTTTGACTCGAGCAGGCTAGGACGTCCGAAAGAATCCACAAATCGGAAAGAGCTCGCAATCGACTGTTGCAGGGTGTAGATGACCACTTCACGGCTAAAAGGCTTCAATGCCGAGAATAACTGCTCGCGGTCCCAGATAGATTTATCAATGAATAGCTTTCCCAGTTTAGTTAGGATCTCGTCGCGAGAATCCAGATAGCTTGAAAGAGGACGCACGTGATCCGGATCCACAGCACTTTCCGTAACCTTGCACTGTTCAATATCTGGCGCTTCATCAAATGTAGGAGCCAACATTCCCTTCAGACGGTAGGCAACTTCCTCGCGACCTTCATCACGGATCTGAGGAACAACCAGTTCCCGCCAATCAGCTGGCAGCGCCACCTGCATTGGACAGTCCATTGCTGACTCGGCCAGCACCTTGCGAACCTTTGCAATACGCATTCCCTTGGCTTCAACCTTGGTGCGATACGTATACTCATCAAATGCTTCACGCTTCTCCTCAGCACGGATGATGTGAAGATAGACGGTGCAGTTTTGTTCCTTGGGAACCAAGTCCTGGTGACTGCATGTGCGCAAGGCACGACCCACGACCTGTTCAATTCGACTCATGTTCCACCAGGGATCCAAGATATGGACCTGACGGATGAAGCGAAAATCAATACCTTCTGCAGCCAACGGACTTGTCACCACAACCTTGATGTTCTTACCTGTTACATTTGCGCGGTTCTTAACGGCTGACAACATAGTAGAGATCTCAGCATCCGAAGCGTTAGAGGATAGCATAATATATTTACCTTTTGGTGCTCCTTCATAGCTAGAGCCGATAAGGAGTGGCTCGCCCTTATACGGGGTATACCCGTGCTCCTCAAGCGCCAAGACAAATGGCAGAGCTCCACGTTCCACATAGTTTGAATACACCAAACAGACACCACCTGAGCTCTCAATTGACTTCAAAACCGTGACAAACTTCGCCGCATACTCGGGCAGTTTTTCAGGGGTCAAGAATGGTTCTCCAATATACGAATATTGATTCTTCGTCTGCTTGAATGTCTCCTTGAATCGCTTGTCATCTGGGAATACCGAGATGGTCGGAATAATCATGGCTTGGCGTTTGCTGTCATCATCCTCCCGCTTGGAGGTAGTCAGAATCTTCTTTTGATATCCCTTTGCCTCAGAGGCTACAAGTGATAAATACTTGATGCGATCCTTATCGGGGATATCAGGACCATTGAACCCCTTTGTCATCTCCGTATTTGAAGAGATCTCCGGGGGAGGGAGACGGAATGGAAAGGTAAACGGGCTCTCACCCTTCACATACGAAACGTAGTCTTGGCACCACTGACGAAATTTGATCTCCGATTCACCTCCCTTGAGCTCAGCTTCGTTCGTAAAGAACTCAGATGCTTTCAGGGTTGTCTTGAAAGGTTGCTTACGCTCATTCCATAAGAACAGGTTCATGTAATACATGATTTCGTCAAAGCTGTCAAACATAGGGGTGGCGGTCAGGAGCACCAAGACAAGACCGTCTGCGACCTTTACCAGCTGTTCAAGACCCGAAGCAATCTGCGTCTCTTCCGAACGGATATTGTGAGCCTCATCAATGATTAGCAGACGATTGTCAAAGTTCTCATGAACCCACGCTGTATCAATATCCTTCTCGGTTCCAGTGAGCTTTTCAAGAAGCCTGTTTCCAAAAGACGTATAGGCCGAGAACTCATAGAACTCCTTGATGATGCGATCCGCAGTGTTTTCGAGACGACTCATAATTTCAGGATTCGCCCAGTTCTTTGGTTCTGCTTCAATACGCAAAAGCATATCCAAGTAGCGACGACCCGTGCACTGCTTGGAGCTGAGGGTGTCGCTCGCCCGATCTAAATTCACACGGGACATGTCAAAGATCTGCGTCCGGAAGTTCTCTTGCACAGCGCGGGATGCCACGACCATCACCTTCTTGTCCTGAAACTCGGGGCGGATGATGTATTCCTCTGCAACCTGAATCGCAGAGCAGGTCTTGCCTACACCCGTTCCATGCACCATCAATAGATTCCGAGTGGGTGAATCGGGAGACAGAACCCTGCGTAAAAACTTCTGTTGAGGCTGAAGGGAAAACGAAGCCGTGCAGGATTGATTGCGAATTGTGTTTAAGGCATCCAGACTTGCCGGTGGAAGTGATTTTGTAGTGATCTCTGCCAACTCTGCGTGTGTCAAGTTGACCATTACTTTGTTTCCTTATTATTTACTAAAGATGCCTTCCTCGCCTCCTGGACCTCCTTCGCCCGATGCCAACACTGGACCCGCCAACAAGCCTGAATCTGACAACACTGATGCTGCAAAGGCTGCCGGTGCCGTTGGTATCGTTGCAGGTGTCTTTGGATTCCTCTTTATGTTTATCTGGCACTATGGTGCTGCCAGTCTGTCCTATGCGAAGTACGGGTCGATCGGTTGGGCGATCCTGGACTTCTTTTTTGCAACGTTCTACTATCCTTACTACGCGCTTGTGCTGAACACATCTACACCGACCATGATGGGTGGTCGCCGTAAGCTGAAGTTCTTCTAGATTGTTTCGGAGATGTAAGTAATGAACCATCTAGCCACAAAACTGGCTATTTCGGATGCCTGGCACGACTTTAATAAATATTCATGTGATCCAACATCATTTACGACCGGAGTTGCCATTTTCAATAAAAGTGTTCGCGAAGAATACCCAGCAGGAACACCCAGACCCTCAGAAAATGATGTACTGGGATCCGTATCGGAGTCAGATATAAGATCTATAATAGATCAGAATCCTGAGACAGTTGGACAGATGACCACTCGAAGCAACGTTAAATTTATTTCAAAAGTTATTGCGCTAAACACGCCAGATGGAAACGGAAGACCCCGTCCGGGTGTTGAAATAGCGACGTCTGCAAATTTTCCTGTTTCATTTGGGATTATTGTAGACTTTAACCAACATGGTATTCTCGGACGTTTTGTATCGGGTCCCGCAGCAAATAAGACATGTTATTACTTATATACGTCCGAAACCGAAAACGATCCAGCAGGTAAAACATCACAGAAGGATTCTGTTTTTACACCTAAAGAAGGTGGTATACAACTCCGATATTGTGAACAAGTTGGTGGGGACCCTATTGTCTATAGTGGAGACATTGACTTTAATCCAGGTAATCATAACTACAAGCTTGATTTTTATTCAAAATATACGCTTACGCTATCTCCGATCCAACGAATCAAGATTTTTGGAAGTGGCAAAAAAACAACTGTAAATCTTACTGTATCAAACAATGCAAACACACTCGTTCACCAAATTGCAGATGCAAAAAAGGCAAACTCAATTAAGTCGATTGTGGCTGAATTTATGAAAAAGATCATTGGAGGTCCATGGAACCCTTCGAGAGAGTTTAATGCAAATGCAGGCTGGATTCAAAAACGTTCAGGCGATTGGTTACAAGTTCTTGCGTGTCTTGATGTACATAATCGAAAGTTCGAGCCTCCACTTCCACCGGGAACACCTATATTTTTTGTTACACACGACCGTGTAGCACTTTCATACGCTCTATTGATGGGTGTGAATACGATCTTTATCAAACCGGAACATCGGATTGTTGTGTTCACACGAGCAGACCTTGCAACCCAAGATCTTACAACGATCTATGCGGCTCAAACCGAGAGCATTAAAAATGGTGATGGCACAGGTGTATATAGGTGGTTAAAGCTATTCCAGACAATGAGAGATGAGGAGCTCAAGATTCATAAGGATCGTATGAACAGTGGTGAGAAGGTGTTAGATATTGTGAAGGAGATGCTACATTACACACATAGTTACCTTGAGATTCAAGATGTATCTAGTCTACTTTCTGCACTCAGTCGTTTTAAGGGACCGGAATATCCAGATGATGATCTGATAGAAACTGAAGACTCTAAAGTAGTTGCAGCGTATGTTTCGGCAGTAAGTATTATGAAAGTTCATATTGGACCTCGTTTCCGTCTCACGTTTAGAAGTAATTTTGAGTCTAAGGATGTATTTCAATCCTTGAAAAAGTCTCTCGAAGAGCGCAATGTAATAACTCGTCTTGTGAAACTAGCAACTGGAAAGGTTGACAGATATAGCTTTCTTGGATACATTAGTAAACTCCCAGATGAAGAAACAAAACGGGCATTCATTGGTAAGCTAGGTAGCGTAGCCGATACAAATGAACTTGAAAATGACCTAATTAGAAATGCAATGATTATCGTCAACACGCGTGCACTATTTGAAGGGTCGTCGGATACTTCAATTTCAGCAGTTGTAGAATCACATTCATACAATGACAATCCAAATGACGGTTCGCGTAACCATGAGCCCGACCAAGCAGATGAAAAACCAGAGGCTGGTGGAAGTCGAGGTGGTTGGAAAGAGGGAACACGTTATGCAATCCAGGGAGGCGCCACTGTAGTTTTTCCTATTAAACAGACTACACAAGTTTTAGTTGTAGCCCATATTTTGAAGCCCCCTCCGGTATCGCTTTTAAACTTATTTGGATTACTGGTACCACGATTCGAGGATATCGCCATGGCTGATAATCTTGTAACGGAAACAGGTGAAGATCCTAGGCAACTGCAGTTTGGAGGGGCAAAAACAGATGAACATCTATTTCCAATCTATGCAATGTTAGATGCATTTACCCCAAATATTTGTGAACGGTGGGAAGGGTCCATGGATATGGAGCATTACAATCGATATTATGCATTCCTAGAAGCACTGAAGCGTAGATCCGAAGCTATTACCGATCCTTCGCAGAAGGACCTGATTGCAATGGCTCTTCGCGAAGTTCTGTTCATCTCTGCACAGAGCGAAGCTGGGCGCGCTTCAATCCTATCGTGTATAGGAGAGACTCCTGAGAACTATGCAGTGTTTGCATCAATGACAACCACCTTTTCAAACTACATGTGTGGCGAGCTCCCTTCATATACACCTGAATATCAAAAAGGCGTTGATGCAGTACTTCAAGATCAAACCGTACTGGATGTCATTGGAGGCGCATGGAAGGATAGTGCGTCGTTTCGTAAAGATATGACGGTTTCTGAACTTGACAGCGCAGTTGAAAAATTGAAACTCGAGTTAGTATCTGTTCTCACTCGTGCAGATACACCTGTTCCAGGAGCGCCTCCAAAGGATCCCGTAGTTCTTGGACAGGTTCAGGAAGCGCCCTTGAAGACACCCCTTGTTAGAAGCAATAGTATGGGGGATCCAACTCCATTTAGCTTTGCGGGTCGTCGTCGCACCCGTCGTCTTACAAATGATTTCTTACAATCGGTGCGTCACCAGTCCATCAAGATGTCCTCCAAGCGACACTCGGTCTCAGGCAAACCGTTCAAGCGCTGATTGACTTCCTGGAGTGTCGTATCCTCGGGATCCTCGTCCTGACCGTCAGGTAGACGGGTCTCATCCACCAAGATGTCCACGAAGCCGGTTCCACAAGGTGGCTTCTGACCGAACATGATGTTTGCCGAGACACCGCGCATCGTATCAAACTCAGCACCCATTGCCGCATTGAACATGTTCTTGCTGGTCTCCTCAAACGAGGATCGAGCCAGAACACCCGTCTCATTCTTGTTCATACCGAAGCGGTTGACCGCTACAATACGACCCGAGAACGTCATGCTGTCCACGAGCACGCTCAGGTGGTGGTAGTTCACCTTCTCTGACACGAAGACCTCTGAAAACTCCTCAAAGATTGCCAGACGTGCAGTCTCAATACCAAAGACATCATTGATCTCATGAATATCATTTGAGAACGTACGGGTCCCGTCGGCTCCTGGGAAGGTCATGAGCTGATACAAGTTGGTTCCGTCCACGTCCAGAACATACTGCTCCTTCTGCGAGTAGCCAGCCACCTTCTCATCATAAACCAACTCGTTCTTTACCTTGCGCAGATGAACACCGCCAACTCCATCCACACCCGTCAGCACGATGTCCAGAACCTTCTCCTCCAGGAATCGGAGCTGAGTCGGGTTCTTGATCGTGTTCGTATCAAAGGTCATACGCAAGATGATCTTCGTAGCCGATGCATCCGAGTGCATGCACTCTAGGATCTTGAGACCTGCATTGCGGACCTTTGCAACGACCTCGGGTAGGTCCAGAATATCACGGGCTGCCATCTCCAAATCATTCAGCTCGAGGCGCATGATCCATGGCGATGAACATGACGCCTCATTTGCAACCGAGAACTCCTCATAGAGTGCCAGGATTGCGGCATCATCCTCTACAGCTGTATTTGCTGAGTCGGGATCGTAGTAGATTCGCACCGACTTGGTGATATCACGCAGGGTTGTGCGCTGGATCTCCTTCATCTTGGAAACCGTATTGTCCTGGTTTGCAGAGATCTCGGGAAGCAGATACACGGTGTTGCCCGGCTTCTTCGGGTTGGCGGAGGCACTCAGCAACTCCTCAATACGAGGAACACCTGAAGTAGCGTTCGCCTTCACTGTCCCTGCCGAGTGGAAGGTATTCAGTGTTAGCTGGGTCGTAGGCTCACCAATGGACTGAGCGGCCAGGGCGCCCACCATCTCTCCTGAATGCGCCTGACTCTTGATGTATCGGTAACGGATATCCCGCATAAGCTCATCAAACAGCGCCACACTAAGACGGTGTACCACAATGGACTTCTTAGGAGCCAGATAATACCTGAGCAAGGCATGAAACACCTTACTATATGGGAACTCCTTCATGAACCGATTCAGACCTGCAACCACTAGCGCAGGTGTCAGATCCGTCTTGGTCGAATATGGGTTCTCATACTTGGTGATCAGGCGCTTGAGGTTGACAGGTGCAAGAACTGTGTCATTCTTGCGGTAACGGAAGACAGACTTGATCAGCATTTCACGATCAGCTGTAATCTCCTCGACCATATCCGGACAGTCCTCCACAGACTCCTTCAGGAACGAGTTCACATCCTCGGGAGTCAGGGCATACTCCTTATATATGTTCTCCAGGGTCATCAGAGCAAGATTGCAGGTCTGAGACTCCACTGAGACGGTATCTACGCCATCCTCACCGTAGACGAACTGGATTACCGAGCCAGTGACATTGCGAACCGTGCCATCATGCTCTACGTGCTGGTCCTCCATGGACTTCATCAGACGACGCTGAATGTAGCCCGTATCGGAGGTCTTGACTGCTGTATCAATCAGACCCTCACGACCTGCCTGAGCGTGGTAGAAGAACTCTGCGGGCATCAGACCATCCACGAAGGAGTGTTGAACGAACCCACGAGACTCCACGCCATCGTCATACCTTGCGAAGTGAGGCAGAGTACGATCTTGCAGGGTATACTGAACACGGCGACCCTCAATCAACTGCTGTCCTAGAAGGGCAACCATCTGAGTAATGTTGTGCTCACCTCCCTTGGATCCCGAGTCAACCATCTGAACGATGCGATTGTCCTTGGAAAGACTCTCAATCACCTTCGTATTGATGTTCGCTGCAACGTCCTTCAGGGCTGAAGAGATCTTGTCCTCTAGGTCCTCACCGTCCGAGAGACCTGAGATGTTGATGAACTGACCTGCGTGCATGTCCGATAGGATCTTCGCCACACGATCACGACCTGTCTTGAGCTGATCCGCAACGAACTCAAGGGTCGTCTGATTGGCAATCAGATCGGATGTGCCAACCGAGAAACCGGTGTAGAGGTTGTATTGTGTGACAATAGACTGGATGTCATTAATGAGCTGACCGGCACGCTCAGGACCGAAGTCGGAATAAACAACGTGGAGCAGACCGCCCACAGCACCCTTCTGTAAGATATCACCCTCGTTCAACTGTCCATTCTTCAGCGTGATCTTTCCCTTGTGGTTCATCATTGGGAATGCAGTGGAGATAAGCTCTGCACCAGTCCAAGGGCGGTTCTTGCGGGAGAAGGGAAGCTTGATTCGTGCTAGGATATTCATCGCAATCTGCTCGGGAACCTTGACATTCGGCTGGCTGATGCGGTAAGCTCCCGTCATTGTGTCCTGGAAGAGCTGAATGATCGGGCTATTGGTGCGGGGGCTGATAATATTACGCAGAACACTCGCAATGTAGCGAAGCTCCGTGGCCGATGCGATGCTCTGAGGCACGTGCATGTTCATCTCATCACCATCAAAATCAGCATTGTAGGGACGGGTAGCCGAAACGTTCAGACGGAACGTCGAATACGGTAAGACCACGATACGGTGCGCCATCATAGACGCCTTATGCAGAGATGGCTGACGATTGAAGAGTACAATGTCGCCATTGATCAGGTGACGGTGAACCACGTCACCTTCACGAATATCAATCGTATCTGGATTCACATAGCGCAGACTCAACGTGCGATCATCTGCCTTGAGATACACCGACTTGGCTCCCGGGTGCTTATCCGGACCATTCTTAATGTAGCCCATCAGACGATCGCGGTTGTAGGGGCTGACAATCTCAGGGAAGGTCAGATTCACAGCAATTTCCTCTGGAACACCTAGCTCATCCAGCTCAATGTTGGCATCCGGTGTAATAACCGAACGAGCAGAGAAGTCCACACGCTTTCCCATCAGGTTACCACGCACACGTCCGGTCTTAGCTCCGAAGCGGGACTTTAGAGTGCGCAGGGGACGACCTGAACGCTGAGCAGATGGCTCGAGTCCCTTGATGTCATTGTCAACGTAAGTTGCAACGTTATACTGGAGAGCAGCCGTATACTTATCCAGAGTCACAGCCGACTCCTGCTTGTCGATCTTGTCGCGAAGACTGTCGTTTGAGCGAATAATAGTAATGAGCTGGTGCGTCAAGTCATCCTCCATGCGCTGGTTGTCGTCCATGACAACCGAAGGACGGACCGTTAGGGGCGGAACAGCAAGGACCGTGCAAATCATCCACTCAGGACGAGCAAACTCGGGATTGAGACCAATTGCCTTACAATCCTCATTTGTCATGCGCTGGAAGGCGCGCAGGATCATCTCTACCTGAAGTGTGACCGGTTCAGGCTGGTTCTCAGTGTCGGCACTATAGATGTGACCCTCCAACGTTGCAGCCTTTCCAAGAACCTTAGCTACTTTCTTGAAAGCAGGGGTCTCGCAATGCTGACATGTGAACACCTCCTTTGGTTTTGGAGTCGGTCGCAGGTCACGAACCTCTTTGAACCGAGCAAGTCCTGAAGACTTTAGTGCCTCAAGGTCATCTGCAGAGGCAAGAGGCTTTGAACAGTTGAGACAGATCACATTTGCAAGCTTCTCAATCATGTCAAAGAACTGGTATAGATACACCGGTCGGGCAAGACGGATATGTCCAAAGTGACCAGGACAAAACTGATTGGTCTGTTTACAGGTCGGACAGACCTTACCGTTCTCAATGACACCGAATCGTGCATCAAACACGCCATTCGAGATAGGCTGATTACCTTGGTAGGTCTTATCGGTAGTCACTTCAACAACTGAGCGCTTAAGAAGATCATCTGGGTTTGCAATTCCGAATTGAACACCTACAATAGTATCACCCATGGTTAATACCTCTTATCCTTCCCTTTAGATTATTCCGTTTTGTTGTCCAACGGAAACGGCAGTTGAGAAGATACGACTTGCAACTGGAATCATCATGTGATGAATCCTACCAAGCCATTCAAGTCCCAACAAGAAGACGCCCATGCTACTTCCAACGATGACAAATACAGTTGCGAGTTCAGGTGTGGGCTCAAGGTGAAACGCCTCCAAAATAGGTGTCACAAAACTTTCATGATCTCCAATTAATTTTTGCTCCACCTTTGAAACGACACACCCATTGCAGGCTAGGTGTTGTAACCAAACCAATACGCATGTAAACAAAACAAGTGTCTGTAGCCAAAATGCAGGATACAGAGTGTGTGATATAACAATCAAGACAATCAGTGTATTGCTAAGAAAGTTATGGATGTATCGTAGGATCTTACCCTTTCGAACTGGATCCTCTTCCCAGAACATGAGCTTATGAACTCCCCATTCCGTCCATTCGGTTGCAAATGCCTCCATTCTTAACCCCGGAGAGAAAAGCAGAGGTCCCAGAACTCATCATTATCAAGCGCCCGTTTTACGGCATCGGGGTTGTATGTTGCATTCAATTTTTCAACAAATAGTTCATACTCTTCGCCACGGTGCTCCTTGAATAAGGTTCCTTGACGAAAACGGGTATTCCGAATGACCCCCAAGATATCTCGGGCAAGACATTCTGTTGTGTATGCGGGAATTTCAAACTCTCGTTCGGAATCCTTCATGTTCCGGACAATGGATGCCCAGTGTTCAAGTGTTAAGTAGTGATCCATGCTTAATAATACGAGTAATAAAATGTGACACCCGCAACACACGGAAAATAGACTTGGAAGTTTCCATTCACAACCCAAACTCCTCCACTTTCGCTCGTGAACAGGTCCTGTGTATAGATGTATGTCCCTGCACCCGAGTTACTTGCATTATGCCCTGTGATCCATAATGCGCGCGTCGTGGCAATTCCCGTTGTGGCCGTGAACAGTCGAGTTTCACTCCCTGATCCAGAGCTTGTAAGTGTACTAGATGTTGCGGTTCCAGATGTTATAGCTCTAGTGGTAGGACCAGTTGCACCGGTAGGACCCGTGCTTCCTCGCGCGCCTCCAGTTATTCCAGCAGGTCCTCGAACACCACGTATACCTCGAGGACCCGTTGGGGCGATTCCTGTAAGCCCTGTAAACCCTGTAAACCCACGAGGACCTGTAGGACCGTCCCTTCCAGGAAATCCATTGATACCGGTTGTTCCTGTAGGTCCACGTGGTCCCGTTACACCCATGGCACCTGTTCCAGATGCGACTCCTCGTAGTCCAGTCCATCCAGTTGGACCTGTTGTCCCAGTTGGTCCAGTTGCGCCATAGGTTGTAGTTGCACCTGTAGGTCCTGTCAAACCTGTTAGACCTGCACGTCCTGCTGGACCCGTTCCACCTGTTATACCTTGTAACCCAAGGACACCCGTTGGTCCGGTAGTTCCTGGTCCGGGGTTCCCAGTATAACCATCTGCACCGTTTGAGTCCTGACTTCCAGCAGCGCCATTTACACCCCTTGTTCCCGTAGATCCGGTGACGCCGCTACCACCTTGCGGACCCGTAGGACCAGGACTGGCTCCAGGGATATAGTTAACTGGAGGCGTACACGCAGTCGTAGACCGTGGAGAGAACGATGTGTACATTATTCTTAGACAGGAGTGTAATAAAATACCGTAAACGACGTTGCAGGTAGTGTTGTAAGCGCAACAACTCTCATCACAGTATACCAAGTTCCCGATACGTTCGAAGGATACACAGACTGAATACCAACAGCTCCCATAGATCCGGTTCCATTCTGATTACTGTATCCCTGAATGATGAGAGTTGGATACGATGCCACGGTAAGTGATGTTGTATTACTTGCAGAGTATGCACTTGGCGTGGTCCCCGCCACTGCAGAGAACGATACCACATTGCTTCCTAATGTCCATATAACTCCACCTGTGTGACCAGTAGGACCTACGTTTCCAATTGAACCAACTGGACCTACAGCACCTGCAGTTCCTTGAGTTCCAGTTGGACCTGTAGGTCCAATCGCTCCAGTTTGACCTGTCCACCCCGTGAGTCCTGTTGCACCTGTCAGTCCTGTTGGACCTGTAGGACCTGTAAGCCCTCTAGTTCCTTGAGTTCCGGTTACACCTGTAGGACCTGTCGTTCCCGTGAAGGATACAGTTCCAGGTGGTCCAGTTGCACCAGTATGACCTGTTACTGTGCTTGTTAACCCAGTGGGTCCTGTATTTGTCGCAGTTCCTGAAAGTCCTTGTGCACCCGTTGGACCCGTAACACCCGTAGGACCTCTAACACTACTTGCATATCCGGCTGGACCCTGTGGACCCTGTGGACCTTGAGGTCCAGCAGAACCCGCTGGACCCGTAGGACCAGTAGCGCCTGTATTTGTTGCACTTCCTGGAGTTCCTTGACTACCCTGTGGACCCTGTGGACCCTGTGTTCCTTGTGTGCCCGGAAATCCTTGAGGACCTTGAGGACCTGCACATACATTCGGAGCACATGTCGTCACTCCGACGCCAGGTGTATAGCGTGATAAATAGCTACTCATCTTGTTATGTATGCCGGGTAAAATTAGAAACAACTCAAACTTAGTTTACTCGGGAGCACTGTTTGAACAATACGTTTCAAATACAGTCAAAACAACTACGTTTGACGCATCAAAGTAGAATATTTTAAACTTTTGAATCTCCCATTGATTTGTAGTAGGTGTAGGTTGAGTATCATTTGAAAAACAATATCTACTGACACTAGCGTTGTTTACATTCATCCCGACGCAGATCGTAGCAGTACCACCTTGACTATAAAGAATTGTTAAGTCATAGGCTGAGTTAGAAGCTGTTGGAAAGTTAGACACATTAAGATAGTAGACACTGTCGCTTACATTGGAAAGGTATCCATTCGATCCAAGACTCCAATCAAAAGTAGAATCGTTTGAAGTTATAGTAAGAGTTTGCATATCTGGAAGTCCTCCTCCACCTCCTCCACCTCCGGTAGGTCCAGTGGGACCTACTCCCTGAACTCCTGTAGGTCCTTGAGTTCCTTGGGTGCCTTGAAAGCCTTGCGGTCCTTGAGTGCCTTGATCTCCTTGAAAGCCTTGAGGTCCTTGGGTTCCCTGTCCTTGGGTTCCTTGAAATCCTTGAGGTCCTTGAGAGCCCGCAACACCCTGTTGTCCATCAATGCCTTGAGGTCCAGTAGCTCCTGCCCCTTGTGTTCCTTGGGTTCCTTGCGTTCCTTGCGTTCCTTGGGTTCCTTGGGTTCCCTGAGTTCCTTGAGTGCCCTGAGTACCTTGTGTTCCCTGAGTTCCCTGAGTCCCCTGGAATCCCTGGGTGCCTTGTGTGCCTTGTGTGCCTTGCGTGCCCTGGGTGCCTTGAGTTCCTTGGGTTCCTTGGGTTCCTTGAGTCCCCTGGAATCCCTGAGTACCTTGAGTTCCTTGGGTGCCTTGAGTTCCTTGGGTGCCTTGTGTTCCCTGAGTTCCCTGAGTCCCCTGAGTTCCCTGAGTTCCCTGGAATCCCTGAGTACCCTGAGTGCCCTGAGTGCCCTGGGTTCCTTGAGTTCCTTGAGTTCCTTGAAATCCAGTGAAACCTGTACGTCCAGTATGTCCTGTGACGCCTTGAGTGCCCTGAGTTCCTTGAGTGCCCTGAGTACCTTGTGTTCCCTGAGTTCCCTGAGTGCCCTGGAACCCCTGAGTACCTTGTGTTCCTTGGGTTCCCTGAGTTCCTTGGGTTCCTTGGGTTCCTTGAGTTCCCTGGAATCCCTGAGTTCCTTGAGTACCTTGGGTTCCCTGGGTTCCCTGGGTTCCCTGAGTGCCTTGGGTTCCTTGAAATCCGGTGAATCCCGTGACGCCTTGGGTTCCTTGAGTTCCTTGGGTTCCTTGAGTTCCCTGAGTGCCTTGGGTTCCTTGAGTTCCCTGGAATCCCTGGGTCCCCTGGGTTCCCTGAGTGCCCTGAGTTCCTTGAGTTCCCTGAGTTCCTTGAGTTCCTTGGGTTCCCTGAAATCCCTGGGTTCCCTGGGTCCCCTGTGTCCCCTGGGTTCCTTGAGTGCCCTGAAATCCCTGAAATCCAGTGAATCCCGTGACACCTTGGGTTCCCTGGGTTCCCTGAGTACCCTGAGTACCCTGAGTTCCCTGGGTTCCCTGGGTTCCTTGAGTGCCCTGAGTTCCTTGAGTTCCCTGAGTTCCCTGGAATCCCTGAGTTCCTTGAGTACCTTGTG